GTTATCGGCAAAGAATTTCTGACGTACACCGATGATATCTGCTTTTGTGAATTTCTTCCGCGTTCCAGTTTGAGAAGGACCTGTTGGAACTCTCGTGGATCCTGTGGAGGGAATGGTGCGAGTTGAGTCCGCTCCGGCTGCCCACTTGTACAGTGCCCTGTCGGCTGCCTTGGTATTGATCGTGAATGCGTGTTGTAGGAGAATAGATGCCCGCTTGTCATAGTTAACAACATAGCTTTCACTATCCTGTAGCAACGTTGGGTCCGTGGTAAGTTCTTCCAGCGCGTAATTGGTTGGTGTGTCCGTCCTTTTCGCGATAGTCGCGGGCAAGGAAGATCTGTCAACCGATACACCGGGAATTGTACCGGAATGTGGTAATTCAACCGTGTTAAAGTTTACAAACGCATCGTCTTTTATCGCTCGCGCCAAAAACGAATTGTCAGGAAACAGCAATGGTTGGATCTCGTTGTGAAAATAACGGGTGAGCAACTCCGCTGAACCGAGATTCAGTGTTGTTGGAATGAATTGCCATGGCGCGACAAGTGCAAGTCCGGCATAGGCAGGTTGGCCTCCTACAAATAACATGAATGTTACGAGGACAGCGAAAAGTAATTGAAATTTGCGCATGGCGATTTTTATTTGGATTTAGATTGGAATGCGTTGAATGCGTTCTCAAGTTTTTCGTACTGAGCGCGGTCAGTTTCGTACATCTTGTTGAGCGCTTGAGGTTGGTTTTTCAACATGTCCTCATATTTCTTGGCGTCTGACTCGGTTGGGCTTATCTTCGCCGCTCCTTCTTCATGAAGAGAATTGTGAACGGAATTGTGAACAGATCCGGTTCCGGATACTATGCCAGAGATTGTTTTCTTGGCGAGATCGTAACTGTTTGTGGCAAGTTCGATGTATTCGGTTTTAACATCTTCCTTGATCTTGCCGGCAAGAATAGCGTTTTCAATCAATTCTTGCGCCCTTGCTTTGCGCTCATCCTTGAGAGCGGTCTCAGCAACCGTTTTCGCGGTCTCTGCAGCTGTCTTCGCTGCCTCAGCCTCGGTTTTGGCTGTAACGGCCGAATCAAGTTTGTTTTGAATGTCGGCCTTGGCTGCGGCTGCGGTTTTGAGATCCTTGACCTTGGCGATCACAGCGGATTGATCCGCATTCTCAATTCCCAACTCCGCTCCTAATTGTGCTAAAATTTCCATGTTATGTTTTTTAGGTGGTGTTGAAAGCGTATTTACAATGTCGGAGTAAATTTTAAATGTTTCGTTGATATTTAAAACTTTTTCGTTGATTTTTTTTGCAGATATTTTTAAATCTGCGTTTTTCTTGGCTCCTGTGACTATCACCTCATCAACCAATCCCATGGAAAGCATCTCAGAGGCATCCAACCAAGTGTCGTCCGCGCCATTCTCAAGCATCGCGTCGATGCGTTTCGCGCTCATTTTTGACCTTTTTTTCAAGCAATCTCCGAGTTGCTTTCTGGTTATATCAATGAGCGCTTCCGGACCTCCATTGGGAGGGTGTATCATTCCGACAGCGAAATCATTCATGGTTCTCCGGACCCCAAACTGGGAAAGAACTCCGGCCATGGACGCAGCCATGCCTACAATATGCGTGTTGGCTTCACAATCCAGTATCGCTTGGATGATATTGAAAGCTGCGTACACCTGTCCTCCCGGAGAGTTGATGTAAACTGTTATGTCCCTTCCGCGATCCTTATGGTAATACATTTCATCAGCGAAATAGTCTGCGCGTATACCGGTGTTGGTTTTAGAGTTGTAACCAATCAGATCGTTGAGCATCATTATCGCATTCCCGTCTGACGAAATTGCGTTTTGTGTGTATTTTAATTCCATTAGTTTACAATAAAACTCCGGCCGGCCGGTGTGAATAAACTGAGATGAAAAGTTACATATCCGTTTAAGGTTCCTCCGGTTCCGGTTACTGCTCCGTCACTGGAAACGTTTTCTTTATCGTGGCAATCGAGCGTGTAGTCAAACGCTCCTGTTGAAATTGTGTCTTGCGCTTTATTTGTGTATCCAGCCGGCACTCCTCCGGGCAAACTGTCAAGTCCTGCGTACAGAGCGACCAATGTTCTCTCGTTTCCTCCAACCGTAACCGCATCAAAGTCTATCGGCGAAGATCCGTCAGCTGTGCTGTTCATGTTATGGCTCTCAATCGCGTTGGCTCCTGAGAAACTGTAAATCTGTCCGGCGAACTCGGTTGTGCCTCCGGTGTCTCCGGTTCTTGTGACTGATACCGTTCCGGCCTCCGATCCGGTAGCGATCTTGTAGAACAGCGCGGCATTACCTACTGTTACAGGAGAACTGTCCTTGAAGTTTCCGGACTCAAGCAAGGTCCATCCTGCGACCGAACCGATTGAACCAATCGTCACCCCTCCCTGATAATTCATAACCATCAAAAACAGAATGTCCCCGGCGTTGACCGTTCCCGGATACGCTGGAGTGATTGTTCCTGTTTGGGAATGATCCTCAGTTCCTTTCGAACCAAATGCAGGTGCGCTCATATTACTTCCTGATTACTTCCAGTGAAATTGTTGCTCTGGTTGCGGTCGCTGCTGAGTCAACCTTGTACGCGATCACATCGCCTTTTGTCACTGTCGTTGTCCATCCGGTCAAAGTTGAATCTTTTGCTTTGGTGGCCGCGCTCACTGTCGGTTTGGCTGATGCTACAATTGTATCTGCGATAGTTGGTGGGAAATTCGCATAAACGTCTTTCCATAAGTCAACCACAATACTCCCGGACTGATCGAGCAGCGTTGTGACAGACTTTATGACGCAATCAAACGGCGCGATGATGTGCCCTTTCTCTCCGGTTACAATCGCTGTTCCGCCTCCGTCAATTATGAATTGAATTGTATCGTAGCTTACTACGTTGCCTTGCCGGCGAGCATCAGGAGTGACCAAGTCAGCAATCGTTATGTATTGCGTTCCCGGCGCGGACCCTACCAATTCAGCCTCTTTTACCTCAATTAGGTTTTTGCTTGCTCCGTCCGCAAATACCTTGGCGGTATACGATACTGTTTTGGCTGCAATGTATTTTGTGAACGCTTGATTGGTCGCTGCGGCTATGCGCATAAACTCGCCATCCAAGTACACAATCCCGGCGGTCATGTCGAAATTACCTGCGTTGTCAGAGAGGACGCAACCGCTCATGATGATGCCTTGAGTATCAGAGTCAAATTTGCTCATCAACGATTGCATCGCCTCCCAAATCTCAACATTGAGTTCGGTGTTTAACCTGTTATTGTGAAGCGGCGCGCCGCCATCAGGGATTGGATTTACATATTTTTTCATGTCAATAAGTTATTACGTCAAAACTTTTCCCGGCGGTTTTGTACAAATTGACCTCCGCTCGGATCCTTCTGTCAAGTTCGGCTGTGTAAATTCCTACCGGAACCAACACAAGAAAGTCAAAATCATCAACGGCCTCGCTGTCATTAAACAGGTAAATTGGCGGACTGCTTTCGCTTTCATTGTACGAATATATCGGAATGTTTTCAGATTCGTTGTATGTGAATGTTTTATACGCAACTTCCGACTGAGTTTCCACGATTATTTCGTTCGGCGTCAGCCCAAAAATAGTATTAAGCGCATCTTGAAGTACCATTTTCCCTCCATTGTACAGCGCTCTCCTTCTGATTTCCTCCTCCCAAGACGCGTTCGACGCCATGACTACTTGAAGCGACCATATCAAAGAATGGCACCAGTCAATCATGCTTCCGCTCCTCATCTCAGGAGGGAGCAGTTTAATGACTTGATTTCTCCAAGTTGTAGTGAAAAAACTCATTATTGAGCAGGTTCTTCAATCATTGTTAAACTATCATCCAATGTATTTCCAGTGTCATCTTCGCTGATCATATGTCCGGCCGTTGTGTCGTAGTATCCTTGGATTGGAACGTCAAGAGCGGACGCGAACGCTGTTGCTTCTGGTCTGCCTTTTACTGATACCAATTCAACTCTGCTTACTCCGGCAACCGCCTGAATCGCGTCCACAAGACGGATCATGTACGCCCTGCCTCCGAATGCGTCATCGGTGAAGCCAGCAAGCCAAGCATCAATCGCCGCTATGACTGCGGTTTTTACCGTTGAAGAAACATATTGACCGTAAAAATAAATATTTCCCTCTACATACAACCTGTCCGGATCCAGCGTTATGAACTGCGCCCGAACTCCTGCGAATCCTATGCCTTCGCTCGTTGCGGTCCCGAAATAGTAATTTTTGATTGCTGCCAATTCAGGAGCGGACAGCGGCGCGAACGGCGCGGAGGATCCTTTGGCAACCTTGATCGAGACTATTCCTGAGCCTACATCTTTAACAGCGCATTGTGTTACTATCCGATGAGACTCATCAACCGGACTGTAGCTTGGAACTCCATCCGTCAATGTAATTACATCGCCATACTGAAATTCAAACATCCGCTGGCGGATCCATTTGTTGTTACCGCTCGCGGCCGTGTTCGCGATAGCCTGTATGTCTGCTTTGAGCGCGTCCATGATGACCTCAAAGGTATAAATAGACAGCGAAACAATATCAATCGTGAGATTGAAAACACCAACAGCGGATCCGGCCGGAATGTCCTCCGGGAATTTGAATTGATCAAGGCTCGTATAGGTTCTCTCCTTTGCTTTGATTTCAGCCTTGATAGTTGCTACACTTCTTGCCATTGTTTATAGCTGTTCGCCTGTTACGGTTAAAGTCAACTCCTCATCCTCGTTGAACGAATATTTCGGTGTTTCGTCCTCATCCTCGTTGAACAAAAACGCTGCCCCTTGATCCTCTGATTCGTTGTACAGAAAGTTTGTGTATGAAGCGTTGTCAATTTTCCTTCTGAACGCTGATGTTTTTCTCCAAACGGTCTTGTAGGACACTGCTGGCTCATTCACGTTATCAAACTCCGCGTCCAACTCAGTTACTGCCTCTTGGAGCGTTCCGAAATGTACAGGATCCGTTTCGTTTCCTCTCAAATTTTGTATAAAGAAATCGAAATTGTCTTGGAAATCCAAATCTTCAAGCCTTTCAAACCTCATGTTTTGTAGCGCGAATCTGAAACGAACAATCAAATTCACGTTTTTAATGCCCAATGAGAAGTTCTGAATATCCTCAACTATGAACTCTATGAACACGGCCGGAGTCCGGAACGGATTCTCATTCTTGTCTATCCGCTCGCGAGTAGACTGCCCGCGCCACATTTCTACGTGCTTGATCGCGGGAATTTTCTCGTTGATTCTGGCCTTGATGAATTGAAATAGTTCTTTCATATGGCTTTTCTCATTGCCTTGACTAAAATAACAATATTCTGCTTATTCAGTTTGACTGAATCGCCCATGAACTTCCGTTGCGGCATGTTCTTCGTTCCTGTATTGTGGTAATTCATGTATTCGGCCTCTGCTCTAATGATCACTCGATTCGGCAGAATTAAAGCAGTATGAATTGATTGACGTCCTGCTCCGGTATCAACCAAAATCTTCCTGCCTGGCCTGTCTTTTTGGTCTTTTCTTGGCGCCCATCTTTTAATGCCTCCGGAGAATTGCCAGCCTTGAGCGTTGAAAGTATCTACCTTGAAGAAATTCACCGAATTGTTGGCAATTGCTCTCATCGCTTGTCTCTTCAGCGAAGGGACTTGCAACAATCGTTTCTTAATGTTTATGCCTCCAATTTTTTTCATAAATTTTGGGGGAATTTCACCCCCAAATTTAGTTGATTTCACTGAAATTCCGACTTAAAAGGTTATATGTTGCTGTCGGTTTATCTTCTTCAATACGGCCTGAGAAAAACATTCCAGATGTCGCGGGTCCGCCCGTAAAAGAGAGATTTCAGCACACTCAGAGCCACAACGTAAGCCATGTTAAAGTAAGCAACAAACCCGCTATCCATATTTTCACGGTATAACCATATTAAAGTTTTTTTTCTTGAGTTCCGCATCGCCTCTTTCGACAAAGAAATAAGGGTGTTTTTTGGGATCAAATATGACTTTGTCAACTCCGGGATTCATGTCGAATATAGCGGGAAATTCCGCTGTATCAAATTTGGGCAACTTCCTTGTGCTCCTTACTCCTGTTTCGTGCGCGGTCAGGAAACATCGACAACGCCATCCGTTCTTCGGAGCGATATGACCCCATGCTGGATCTCCAACCTTTGCAGTGTATCCGTCAAGTACAGCGTGTTCCGGTCGGACCTGAGAGTCTTGTTGTGTGTGATATTTTAACCACGGAAACTGCTCCTTATTCTCATCGAAATACAACCAATCCCGCGCGGATTGCGCCTGACCTACCGCTGTAACAAATTCTGCCTTCAGGTATCCTTTGTTGTAGGTATCGAATACATTCTTGGCGAGCGTTTTGAACTCCTTGAAATTCGCCTTGAGCCCGTTTGTGTAAATATACTCGCTCATCGCCACAACCTGTTGATACTGTTTCGCGGCGGAGAACTGAAAGATGTTTTTTTGAAGATCCCGGATTGTTAGGCCAATATCTGTCTCTGTTCCGAAGTCAATGACTCTGCCTTTGAATCCTCGAACAACTCCTTTCATCAAATATCCTCCTGTTTTCTCATGGTATTCCGCACTCATGTTTGCCTTGGTAATCTCTCCGGCGTAAAGAGCGCGCACGAACTCATCAGCCCATTCGTCGTTGAATGGAATTGGGTCCGGTTCGAAACTTACCGTGTTCTCTGGCAATTTACTCCACTGCTCCAGCATACAATTCCGCAAGCGCTGCGGCGACTTTTAATGGTTGAGGTTTCTGTGCCCCCGGAGCAGGAGTTGTTTGCTCCTGTTTTTCCTCCAGGGTGATGTTGTATTTCTCCTCCAAGAATTTCTTGGCCGGAGTATACCCCATTTGTGATATTTTAAAGTCTATTTCAGACTGCTCAGTCAAAGTCAATTTCTCGTTGGTATCCCATTTGAATCTCAATCCGTCGAACTCTGAGAAACCCATCTCAACCAGTTTTGGAAGGATGACGTCATTGACAAACGCCGAAACAAATTTAGCGTCAGACGATCCGTACAAGTTTGAGATGTTTTCTCCCGTCTTTCCGATGACGTGGCCGGTGTTATTGCTTACAACGTCCTGTCCAAATACCAATTTACTGATATTCTGGTCAACTGTATTCATTAACTCTTGGTAGACCTTGTACGCGTCTGTTCGCCTGGTCCCGGCGAAATCAATCGTGTCGTCCTCGTCAATGACTCCGTATCCGGATGAGCCCATTTTTTTAAGCGTATCCAAGAATGCTTTTTTGCTTGTCCCTTCGCCTTTGGTTTTACCTATCCGGATGTCCATCCCGAATACTTCCGCCCATTCCGACCAGTTCTCAATACAGTTGTTTTTGAACAATACATATTTAGCGGCCGGGAGCAATGTGCCGAAGTTGTGGCGCTTGCCTACAAAGATGAGATTCGGAAACAATGATTGATCCTCAAAAAATGGCCCCTCTTTTTGTCCGGGATCCATTGTAATTGTGCCCCATTCAGGTTTCACGTGGTCTGGATTGATAACGTTCACAGCGTCATACACCCTTCCTGATTTGACCCTGTATGGTGATAGCTTTTTATTCACTACCGGACCCAACTCAATCAACCTGAATCCCCAAATTTTGCTCTCAAGGATCTCATCTATGATGTCGAGAAACCATTGAGATTCCAACAAATCGGTTGCTGTTTCGTCCTCGTTGCCTGCCTTGTCTACCAAGTCAAATTCCTTCTCAATTGTCTTGAGTTTACGGGTAGTCCATTGAGATAAAAAATGAGGATCGCGCAATATCTCTCTGTATATGCGGTGAAGTTGCTCGCGGTTGTACATGTTTATATTCTCAGCTTCGTCCTGAGCAACCCTCAACCTGAGCAGATCCTCATTCATGCGATAAATCTGCCTCTCGGAGATCCTCTCAATCGCGCTGCGCTTTGCCGGCGCAACCTCGTTTCTGGTTATGTGAAATCCAAATAAGTCCATTATGCGTAAGGGTCAGATGGGTCATATGTCACTTGCGGATCCGTAAAAGGCTTGCTGATAAACTTGCGAGCAGAAAACAACTCAGTTCGGTTGCCGCCAACAGTTTCTGCGTCAGGCTTTTTGGTCAATCCCCAGTCAAGTACTCCATCGCGGACCTGCGCCAACTCTCCGTCTTTACCAACCATTGCCTCATACGCTTTCCTGCGCATTTCTGGAATATCGTGAGGATTGATTGTGAAGTGTAGATTGTAAAGAGCCACGTGGATGATCGCGCGGATGAAGTTCTCATTCCGTCCGGAGATCAGCGCCAATTCAGCGTCGACGTCGAACAGGAAATTCAGATAACCTT